TTTTTATCTTCCATCCTTTGGGGATTAAATTCAGTTTGCAATCTTCGAAACCATCAGGGAAAAGAGCAGCTATCTCATCGCTCATGTTTAAGGGTTTGCAACTTTTAGCTTTAGCATAAACAGGATCGAAGTCGAGAAACCAGCTTTTGAAGATCACTTGGGCCATTGTATCCAGAGTTTCATTCACCTGTCTGTTGAGTTCGATCATTTCGTCCAACCTTCCCAATATTGCTGCAATGGCTTTTTGCTCTTCAATACTCTCAGGTAGACTTACTTTGAAATTTTTAAGAGCTGTTCCCGAAATTTCTTTAAAAGTAGTTCCGCCAGCAACATTTTCAATAAATTTTGTGTAAAATTTGAGAAGATAAAATAAAAATTCTGAGTTTGCATTTTTTTTGGGAATTAGGCTTTTGAAGCCTTGATTTGTTGCAAGATCCTGTCCAGCAATTGCCACATAACCTATTGGTGCGCGAGAACTAAAAAGAACAGATCCCTTCGGAAGTAAACGAGCACCGGAACTGTTCAAACCTGAAGTAGAAATGTTTCTCTCACCAAAATAAATATATCTATTTTGATAATTTGAGAGATCTTTAGGGGTAATCCACGGTATGTTTCCTGAGAAAAAGTTGGGGTTTTTTGTACTGGGAGTACTGCCTCCAACAATATCAGCAATATCATTTATACAAACATTTTTCCAGCCTTTACGCATACCCGAGTCCCTCCAAGTTGCGCTGAATTTGCTTTGTTAGCTGCTGTGCTTTATCCATCTGGGCATAGAGTTTTCCTACCAGCGCCTGCATTTGGCTTTCAAATGGTATGGTATCTTCATCGCTGATCTCTGTGCCCACGTATCGACCAGGTGTTAAGATGTGCCCATTCTGTCGCACCTCGTCAATTGTAGCTGCCTTGCAGAAGCCTGGGATATTATCGTATGTTCCAATTCCGTTTTGACCCCGCCAGGAATGATAGGTCATCGCAATACGATTTATTTCTTCATCGGAAAAAACCTTCTGAGTTCTTGTGGCAAGTTGGCCTAGTTGACGAGCATCAATGAAGAGGATCTCATCGCGACGGTCCTTAAGTTTGGTTTTCCCCGACTTGCCGTTAGAGCGATTCTTTGCTAGGATCCAGAGACACGCGGGAATCTGGACTCCAAAAAACAACTGACTTGGAAGAGCCACCATACAATCGACCAGATTATTCTCTACGAGAGCTTTGCGGATCTCGCCCTCCCCGGCGGTATTTGAGGCCATTGATCCGTTGGCAAGGACAATGCCAGCTACACCATTAGGTGTAAGATGATGAATGATGTGCTGTATCCAGGCGAAGTTTGCATTGCCTTCGGGTGGGATTCCATACTTCCAGCGAGGGTCTTCTCTTAGTAGCTCGCCCGACCATTCTTTGATATTGAAAGGAGGATTCGCTAGGACATAGTCGAAGCGAAGATCTGGTAGGGCATCTTTTAGAAGAGTCCCTTCACTATTCCAGTGAATTTCGGCTTCTACACCTCTGATAGCGAGATTCATTTTAGCAAGTTTCCAAGTGGTGTTATTGCGCTCTTGCCCATAGATAGCAATATCGCCAAGTTTTCCCTGGTATGCCGAGATCAGTTTCTCCGATTGGACGAAGAATCCACCTGTTCCGCAGCAAGGATCATAGACACGCCCATGTAAGGGCTCTATCATTTCGACGAGGGTGCGGACAATAGAAGCAGGTGTGTAGAAATCGCCGCCGCGCTTTCCCTCTTTACCTGCAAATTCAGCGAGAAAGTACTCGTAAATTCTACCTAAAAAGTCGAAATCTGCCTCGCTATGTGAAAGCTTGATATTAGTGAAGAGGTCAACTAGTCGCCCTAACATAGTTGGATTCAAACTTGCTTTGCCATATTCCTTGTGAAGAACACCCTTTAACGCAACGTTCTCGCTTTCTAAGGCGCGCATCGCCTCGTCAATCTTTTTGCCAATGTCGGGCAAACGAGCTTGTGATGCTAAGGTGGACCATCGAGCAGCTTCTGGCACCCAAAAAACATTTTCAGCTTGATACTCCTCGGGATCCTCTGCGTTGGCTAAGTCGTTTTTCAAAAGTTCGGCTTGCTTCTTTTCAAAAGCTTCTGAAAGATAACGTAGAAAAACCAGTCCAAGAACAATGTGTTTATATTCTGCAGGATCCATAGCTCCTCGGAGCTTTTCTGCGGAATCAATCAAGGAAGCTTCAAGCGATATGTCCTCTTTTTGGTTCTTTCTGGTTTTCATATTACCTCCTTGTATTTCAACAAATTAATGAAATAGCACAACCTATTTAAATCTGATTGGCAACATGAACGAATTTCTTATTCATATCCTCAGCCGATTCTTGAGTTCTTGCATCTTCGCAAATGCATTCTTTTGCCCTGCAGGACTGAAATCTCCAGTCGCTGCATAAGGAGCAGATCCTACGCCACCAGGCTGATAATAAGAACTTTTTTTGTTAGCATCCACTTTTTCTTGGATGGTGGATTGCTTGGTTTCAGGCTTGTGCAGACCGAGTGCCTTTATGTTCTTGTATACGAGTTTTTGCCTTTCGAAACCTTCCGGCATCTCCAAGATACTTTCAGCTAGATCGGGGTCTTTCTGCGCGAACTTTTCCGCGTGCTGCATTACTTCGTAAAAATCAGGGTTATTCTTAATCCAGTTTTGCCGTCTTTCATCTTGTAGAGCGGCTCTAACAGCTTGCTGTATTTCCGTTTGCGTCTGTTGCCTAGTCTGCTCACTGAATTTTTTCAGAGTATTATTTAACTTTTTGTGGTCTACAAATGGTTCTGAATCATTTTCATCAGCTTCTTGAGGTTGTTGCATTCTGATAATAAGTTCCTGTGCTTTCTTTTCAGCTTCTATCCGAGCAGATCTTTCTTGCTCTAGCTGCCTTTGAAACATTTGTTCTTGTTTTCTAAAATTCAGTTCTTTATCACTTGGTTTATTTTCCTCAGGTTGTTGGAGAGGTGTTTCTTGATTCGGTACTGTCATGTTATCCTTTGTCCTTGACGCTGGACCGCGTTTAGATGTAATCTCATTAAAGAATAAAATAGAATTTATGGCAAGATGATGATTTGGATATTCAAGTGAAACTTAATCGTCTTGAAACGCATGATCGTTACCAGCACTTCACCAAACAAACATTTGACATCGCCGAATGCTGTCAGAATATCATAGAGCGGCGCCCTTTCGGAGATCATCCATTTTATATCTTTGCCCATCCTAGAACAGATGACGAGGGTGTTCGTAAACGCCTGATATGGCAACCAAGGCTCACGAAACCACAGGCACAGGAAAACTCGATGCTTTTTAAGGCCTATCCTGGAAAGGATATTATCAAGGTTATCTGGATGATTCCCGCTAGAGAACTATGGAAACAGTACAAGAGCGGAAATGTTACCGAAAACAAGACTGTTCGTGAAAGCATTATCGCCTTTACTACGAATCGTGAGGTCTTGGAAGCTAAAGAGGATGATGATTTAGACGATGCAACAATCGATGCAATCTATAGACAAATTAGCAGAAATGCAAAACCTTTTAAGCCACTGATTTAGGAGGTGTTTTCAGTTTCTTAGGAGTTATAGCTATCATACCCATGCTATCTTCGCGCATCTTTCCTAGTTTCGCCTTTATGCCGGTTCCATAGTTATCTCCCATGCCATAGGGAGTATTTGCGGTATGGGCAAAGCGATTCTTTCCTGGCTTCTTTGGCTGTTGTCTGTTGAATGGTTGTGCATTTCCGGAAATGGGCATTAGCCCGCCTCGCTCACTTTCATGCCCATCTTCTTTCCAAAAGGCATCGTCGACACCCTTTGCTTAGGACCACTCTCACTACCCACTGGCGTTCTGTGCCCTACGCCATAATGCGTACCGGCATTCACAAAACAACTCGTCCTTTCATCGTACTGCGGACAAGTAAAATCCCACGGCGTATTCTTGCCGTCAATAGGATGATCTTTGGGATCTTGTTTTTTGACTGCCGTTGGATCTTTAAAACCTGACTTCATTTTTTCCTACTTTCTGGTTTGTAAAAAAAGAGAAGAGAACGCCGGCCAGGCCCTTATACAGCAAATGAAGCGTCATCTCTTCCCCAATTTAATTTCTCGTCCCAGGCTTATGAGGATTCCCATGAACTTTTTTCTTATTCATCTCCTGCTGGGATTTAATAGCCTCAGTAGTGTCCTCATAATGACTGAGCGCTCCAAAACCTTCTGCCGAGCTCTCCTGCTTCATTTTACCGCCAACCTCGGGCAATGGAGCATGCTTTGGACTTGCACCAACCCAATTGCTGTGGTCATCTATTCTACGTCCGCTCATCTTTACCTCATTTGGGCCATCTGGCCCTGTTGTTGATTCTGATTATTCATACTGCCCATTATCTGTGCAATAAATCTTTTAGAAGCTTCGCTCTTCTCGATATCTTTTCGCGCATTCTTTTCTGTTTCTTCTTCGTCAAATTTAATAGAGTCAAGGTTATTAGATTGTAAGAATGTTTCCAACTCTCCAAATTTCTGAATGGTTTCCAGAAGCATCGTAAGAGCCTCCATCTTTTCTTTTGTCGCTAGGCTATGGTTCTTGCTTATCTCGCTCATACGCTCTTCAAACAATCCTACATTGCTTTCACTTCTAGAATCCCTCTCACGCGCCTGGGAGAGCAGATTATGGATCCTTGCCATAAGCTCTTTCATCTTCATTTCTTCAACAGTGTGCTTGATATTAATCTCTTCTGACTGCACTGCTTGCATCTGCTGCTCTTGTTGTTGCAAAATCTGCACAATCTCTGCTTTTCCAGTGATATTGAGCTTAGGAATAATCTGAGAAGGTGAGAACACTTCGCGCCCAAAGGCCGCATTCATATCCATCATCTGCTGAGCTTGCAAGTTTTGTTGCGTCGGAGTCAAGTCACTCTCTTCGACAATACACTGAAACTTGCTAAATATCTTACTGTAGAAATATGGAGAAGGCTCCTCGCCTATTAACAATCCAACTTTCTCAGCACTCCAATTGTTTAAGGCTATCTGCAAAAGACGTTCTCCAAGAAGTTTATCTGAAAAGTCCCACTGATCAAAATATTTCTGAAAAACCATCAAATTAGCAGCTGATTTCAACATCATCGTCAGACTACTTATCTGCTTATCATTTTGTCCAGACCAATTCTCGAGATTAATTCCCGCTGTTTGCCATATCAAATTACCCATCTGCTCCGCAAGAGCCATATCGCTCTCTGGTACTCCAGAAGGGATAATTTTTTCACAATCCGTCATCTCGTAGCCTTCATTGATGATGACGTCCCAGCCCTGTCCAGACTTCTTAAGATTGTCTTCATTTGCAACAGCTCCAACTTTTCGCTTCCAACCCGCATTGATTGTCGCAGCTGTGATATCGTTGTTTGTGATGATCTTATAATTATAAAGAAATTGAGGATCGCGCATAGTCCGAATAAGCCCACGAACGCGCAGATCGTAATAATTGTTATGCGGTTCGTAGTTCCAGTAATAGGGAATGAAAGGACATCCATCGAAACCAAGAGGATTATCGCCCTGAAACATCAACTGATCGTTCAGAACCACAGCAAGTTTCCAGCACGGTGCCTCTACGGTTACTTCTTCCATGTCCGGAATACTATATAAAATCTGCTCCAAGTGGCCATCATCCCCAGCAAAGTCAAAGAATTGATTCCTAGTACGACTATAAAGCCTTTTTTTCTTCCGTTTCCATTTGTACCAGACATATGAGAGCACCATTAAATCGTTTCTCGCCATATTGTAGTTTTCCGGAAGGAAATAAAAACTTCCGTACCTCTGAGGCGTTCCAGCCATCGGCACAATAGCCTCTAACTTATCAGGAAAACGGCTTTCCGCCTCTTTTTTGCTGATGTATTCTTGACACCATACAAACTGAGCATCGCTCATATCAGGGCTTCTAAAATATGGATCTACCAAAAACGCATTATATTCCCACAACTTGAGCTTCAGCTCTCCTTGAGCCTGATCATCTCCTGTATAGTCTAAATATGGCTGTAGAAGTACCATACCGGTGATCGCCGACTGTTCTTTGGCTTGCGATTTTGTCTCATGAATCATCCCTTTGTTCGCCACATGCGTAATCAATTTTGTGTACTGGTCCGTCGTCTGCGGATCCGCCCCCTCCGTCGGCACATAACTAAAATTTTTCCGATGCTGCCTCTCACACCCCGTAAGCATATTAATAGGCTGCTGGCAGATGTTAAAGTAGTACTGCTGAAACGATGTCGTAGGGCTAAAATTGAAATACCGATTCACAAACGTCTGGGCTTTCTGTTACTTTTGTGACCTATCTCTAGGCGGGGTTCCCTCTTCGGAGATCCCTCTCCATATTACTATGGAGTTCAGACTATCGCTTCACCTTGCGGTGTCCTCTCACTTAGTCGTTCACGGTCCCTTTCGGGTTCCGCCTTGTCTTCCCATAGGGAGGTCCAAGTCAATCAGAGAAGATTTAAACAGGGCCCAATTTTCAAAAAATTACTTAACCCTGCGTAAAATAAAGTGTCAATATTAGATTGATTCCAGCGCTACTCACTTTATTTACTAACAGTCCCGCTTTCATATTAAGACTGTTCTATTGGTTGAAATTTTGAATATAAATTATCCAACCACTGTCTGACGTTCCCTTGATTCGGTTCCAGAGCATTGTTCCAAGGGGGGTAATAGAAGGAAATGGCACACCTCGTTGTTAAAAAAGTTTCCTATGACCTTTTTATAACATCGTATCCATATTCACTCAAGAATTCTTTGCACCACTTCAATTTATCATCTTTCCTACATTGCTTACACGCTGGTTTGAGAGCCTTTTCGCTTAGAATCATTTCACATGAAATACATTTGTTGGGCATGATGTCAACCTCCTTAGTTGTCCTAATGAAATGCAAGCCAGGCGGTAGGAATCCGCTTTTCGAGTGCCCTCTAGGCTTGTGCAAACATTATATCACTTTCTGTTTATCTTCCTCAACGTATTTCCAATGATCCATCCGGCGATTGCTGCCATGAACGCTACTAGGTAGGTCATCATGTTCAATACTCATCCAATCCACTTATTTTCTTTCATAAAACCATTGCTTTCCTTTCCCTTCCTTTCCCCTCCTTTCCTCTCCTTTCCATTCCCTCTCAAAATTATCCAAACCTCGATTCAAATTGCGTAATACTCGATTTCTTTTCGGATCAACCGCGAACTCCTGCCTAGGCGATTCAGCCAACTCTGCATGTGCACCACCTCAGATTTTGTATCATTATCAAATTTATGCATCGGCATATTTTCCGCTTGTTTCCTTCCTCGCGCATGTTGCTTGTTGCCTCTCTTAATCCTCCTCTCCAGAGCCTGCGGAGCATCTTTCAATGGCTTTATATAAAGATTTAGGTGATATGTCTGACACGGCATTCCTTTGTCCTGATCAATGAATGCCATCAACTGCATAATCGCACTTCGATAAGCAAGTGAGTCATAATCATGTGTACCAAACAGATCTCCCAAGATCTCTTTATCTATATGATGGTTATACTTAATCTCTCCAACAGCACACAGTTTTTCAAATATAGCCTCTTTTTCTTTCTTTTTCATAGTTGTCCTTTTCTATATAATGAAACAAAAAAAACTAAACGCAACTTAACATAACTAAACTGAACAAAACGTAACTCAACGCAACTTAACTTAACGAAACTTAACTTAACGAAAACTAACCTAACGAAACGGAACTTAACCTAACGAAACCAAACTCAAACTAACCAAACATAAATAAACTCAACTTAACTTAACAGAACTTAACTCAACAAAAATTATTTTGCTTTCTTAAACTCTTCTACGCTAAACGTTCCGTAATTTCCTGTAGCCATTCCAGGTCTCAAGTCGCACAAACCATATTCATAGCCGGCTGTCTCCAAAATCATTTCCAGATCTGCTTCAGGCAACAACTCGGTATCTAGCAACAAATTAAACTTCACTTCCCACCTATGGAAAATTGGCCTGGTTTGCACCACGCGAGCCATTCCCACTACAAGATTTTCTACAAAAACATATGTTCTTTCCCCTTCTTCGTTTACTTCACTATAAAGCGATTCTACATTTTGTCCTTTATACGGAATCAGTGGATACCCTAAAGGTTCATCCAAAATGACCGCTTTCGTCTGCTTGCCTAATCTAAACTTCTTTGCAGACGCTTTGATGCATCCTTGAAGGCATTTCGAAGGCATATATACGCCCAATTTCTTGTCGTAGTAAAGAGCGGCCTCGAACTTTAATCTAGCCAATGCTATATGATGATCGTCTGTTTTTTTCCTAATACATGTGATTTCTTTGATCTTTTTAGTCAAAGGATGAAGTGGATTGCACGCTTTATCGCAATTCATGATAAGAGGCGTCGCCCCTTTTATATGGACACTATACTTTTTTGTGTTATTCATAGGCTCCTGAAAATCGCAGTATGTCCAAATACACTACTGATTTTCATCCCATCATGTCAAGCACTGAATTTTCACATGAATTTAGATAACTGCTTGAAAACCAACCTATTTCCAAAACTCCCACCATCTTCGCCTTGAGCGCTTACCTCCTGCAACCACCTCGAGTGCCTTCACCAACAGATCTCGCATTCCGAGTATCTGGACTTCCGACCGAAAACAATGCTGTCTAACGTCTTCCAAAAATAACTTAATCTCTTCTTGCGTCTTAAATACCTCATCCAAACGTCTAAGAAACCCAGACACCTCAATTTTTTCATTAAGCTTTTCAAGCAAGCTATTTGTGTCTGTTAAGTTTTCGACCGTTTCTTTTGTTTTTTCGTGACACTTGCGAATCGTTCTTAGGTCTTTCGCCCATGCTTCCGTCACCTCTAGAGTAATTTGGTCCAGTATTCGCATCTGCTCCTCCGTCCAATGCTGCCCTCTAGAATTCGGCCGAATCCATGGCGTCGGATCCGGCGTTTTCCTTTTTAAAACCATTGCTTTCCTTTCCTTTCCTGTCCCTTCCTTTCCTTTCCCTTCCTTTCCATTCCCCTTCCTTCTCTCAAAATTATCCAAACCTCGAATCGAATCGCCCTTGCATATATTTAGTGGGATTATGCTTGTATGGCTGATAAATCGCAACCTTATGGGTTGATAAACAATATCTTAAACAGTCTACCAAGTGATCATCTTTTTTGATGGGTTTGTCTTCTCCTCGCTCTGCCACTTTCGGATCCCAGCAATAGCCCTCTATCTCTCGTATCAAATTGCGGCACTTGCTCAGAATTAGGCATTTTCCCTCTTTTACGTCGGACACCATCCTGTGGATTCCGGGAACGACCTCATTGTTAGCATCTACACAATGCACACCTCGCTTGCCTAGATCATGTCGCAAAGCTGCTGCGCTCGGGTCAATATACACTCCTTTAATCGCATACGGTTCCAAAAACGCAACGATATCATCTGCCAATTCGCTGACCGCTTTTTCTCTGTTTTTTACCTTGACGTCCCAAAAATACTCATCTTCTACCCACATCTGTTTACCTGTTTGTGTCTGCATTCCTGTCGATACCCCTATAAGCACACAAGCGCAGGGATTGGACATCCCATAATCAACGCCCGCTATCCAATAATTGGCACCACAGGGAGGCTCGTCTACTACATAATAGTCTCGATCCCAAAAATCAAACACGGCGCCCTCCGCCAGGCACCATATACCCAAGTAGTTTCTTTTGTAAAAAAGCCCCGACAAACTATTTGCAAGCATTTCTTTATAATCCTTAGGTAAGTAAGGATTATCATCGATCATGAATTGCAACGCATAGTATTTAGGATCCCCTTGCTCGGCTAGATCTATTAACCCTTTGATCTTATGCGTCGGATGCTTTGGATTCATGCTCGCAAAGCCTATGCTATGAGGCAACCTAAGCCTCGTCAATATCATTTGGAGGACGTTTTCTGGAAACAAAGTCATCTCATCAGCATAGGCAATACTGATCGTTTTACCTTGTATACGTCCTATCGAGCCTTCGTCTTTTGCTCCTATGACAGTGATCGTTTTATCGAATACTTTGAGCAATCCGTTGCCAGGAAACCACGTGCAGAACGGTTTGTAAATGGCAAATTGCGGTGTTTCGAATATAAGTTTTATACAGTTTTCATATACAGTTGATGACGAAAACCCAAACATATAGATCTGACTGTCAGGACATTCGTAAACAGCTTGAAGAAAGCGAAATAGCGTAGCTACCGTTTTTCCGCTGCTGACAGGGCCGTGAGCAAAATTCCAGCCCTTTGTGCTATTAATTATAAATTCAAGTTGCTTAGGAGAAAAGGGATCTGGCATATTCCTGATACTATGAGAAACCGAGCTAAATGTAAACTCTGTTCTAGCATTATTGAAAGCTTCCATCCAACTGACTATGTCGCATGTAAGTGCGGAGAGATATCTGTCAGCGAAGGAGCTGCAATGCGTTGTGCGGCTCTCAATTGGGACAATTTTCTCCGCGTTGATGACGAAGGTAACGAAATTGTTCCTAATGTTCAGATGGCAGAGGCTGCAATTGTTCCTAGAGAAACACACTCGAAGCCTACCAAAAAAGAACTTTTAGATATGTTAGAAGAGATGATAAAGAATATAGAACGGCTTCCATCTAATGCGATGGCTCAGCCTGTGAATCATTATGACTTGGTTTCGGCGCTACTGTTGTTGTCGTCTATCTTCAAAACCGAATAGATCGAGCTCTGGTTCTTTGGCTGCTCTCAGCCGATTTTCTGCGATTTCGAAGTAATCTTCTGATATCTCAATCCCTACTGCACTTCGCCCAAGTTGCTTTGCTGCGACTATTGTAGTTCCAGAACCTGCAAATGGATCTAGCAATACGGCTTCAGGATTAGGCGGCATTATAAGTTTTATGAGATACTGCATGAGGGCGAGAGGTTTGACCGTTGGATGAACTGATGGTTTATCAAGCCCCGCATTACGCTCAGCTGAGGAGGCTTTCGCGCAGTAGAAGAAGCGGGATGCACCGCCGGAATCGCCGAATCCTGATTCTTGAGCAAGTATCTTTAAGCCTTTTGCATATCCAACCCATTCTTTTTTTCTCGAACCTGGCTTTCCACTTTTTAGATTCCCACTCTGCTGGTCGAGTAATTCTGCGGCTTCTTCATCCAGAAGGAGATTAGCGGGCCAGCGGCCGGTTAGATTTTCTCCTGTGATTGTTCCGGATGGAATCGCATTTAATTGCTTGCACCCTATCCCACCACTTCCAAAAGGTCGTGCAAGTGATTCGCTTGTCCCAATCCTACACCCATCAATATTAATGCCAGCTACTCCCCATTTCTCTGCATTCTGGGCAAATGTGCCTTCGCAGGGCTTCATGGCCATTATAATTATTTCAACTGCCGGCTTTAGAGCAGTTCCGTAACCTTCAAATCCTTTAATGCCATCGCATTTTTCACACGTTCCCATTCGATTAGTTTGTGTGTTCGATTGTCCGGAAACAGTTCCAGATTCTCGATTGCATTGTTCCTGGTATTGTGATCTTTGTGATGAACCACTTCTATCCTTTGCAATATCTTGTTGAGGTGTTTGGCCATCACTAATCGATGTTCCATCACATAACCGTCCTTGCGAGCCATTATCCCCAGTACATTTGCAACCAAAATTATGACTTTTCGGGAATCCTTGTCCGAAACACCAATAAAGGCAAGTTCTGATTTCCCATCCTGCTTGTTCAAGTGCATTCATAAGATGGTGATGAGTACGATCACCTCCAAAAGCTAGTAGATGAGCTCCTGGCTTACAGATGCGAAAAGCTTCTTCCCAGAAGTGTTTGCCAGGAATGCCATGGTCCCAGTCTTTACCCATGAAATGAAGGCCATAGGGAGGGTCGGTGATGATGCAGTCAATGGAGTTGGCCGCCATTGTTCGCATGGCTTCGAGGCAATCACCCTTGATTATTTTCTGTGTCGCTCTTTGGAGCATTTTGAAGGGATCGGAGTTGTTCTAGAACGGCCACTGCTGCTTTCAGCGTTTCGGGTGTTACTTGGGGAGCATCATTGTGATCTCTTTGGCCGCATCTTTGTTTACCAAGCCAAATTAACATTGATGCATTTTTTTCTTTTACGCCTAACCAATATTGCGCTTGATGAATTGTTGATTCACCATTTTGTTTCTTTTGTTGATTAAAAGCCGTATAAGTCACGGAATTTTCTTGTTCGCATCTTCTATATAAAGTATCGGGTGAAATTCCGAGCTTATCCGCGATGTGCGTAGTAAGGCATCCTTGTTCGATCCATTCTCCGACTTGTTTCCAATCGATGCTCGTCTTCGGTCGGCAGTTCTTTCTTTTAGGCTTGATTTCCATTTCTGTCTCCATATTATTTTATACATACTGAAAGAATGGATTAAAAGCAAGAGGGGATAAAAAAAAGCCTGCATTTGGAGCGACCTCGATGCAGGCGTCGAGCTTTTTTCGTTTCGGCTGGAGCTAGCATCCACCGTCCACATAGTATCGCGATCATGGGAACGCGCCGGGTTTGTCTAGAATTCCGGGACCCCATCTTCAGGGCCTGAGCCGCACTTTTGTACCGATGCGGCGGTGCTGGTCTTTCGGCACATTTCCTTTTTATGGGATGAGAGCCGTCCTGCCAGTAGGATTAGATTTTGGGATCTGGTGTTTCCATAAGAAGTTTGTGGTGGTGTTGGAAAGTATCGCTAAGTTTTTGAATGCGTTTTGGATCTAGTGAGAATGTGTTATTGGATTTTTTGCATGGTTTATGAGGTGCTTCGAGTGTAGATTCGGCGATTGGAGCTAGAGGTGTTCGTGGGATTGGAGTGGTCATTATTCTGCCTCGATTGTGCATAATCTGCCGTGAAAATCTTGCATGTTTGTTTTCTCCTTGTGTTTATAATATAGTGAATCTATATTTTCAGAGCAAACGAAAAGCTGATGAAGGTGAAAAATGAGCGTGCTTGTACAGCTAGATTTTTTTAAGACAAAAGAGCAGTGTGAGATTGACACATTGAGGATAGAGTTACAAGCTGTGAAGGTATCGTCGGATAAAGTACGCAAGAAATTATTTGCGGAGAATGGAAAGCTTGTGAAAGCTACTGTAGAGCTTAGAGATAGGCTGGACATTCTGGAGAGAAATATTTGTCAAGGGAAAAACGAATCTACATGATGAATTTCAATCGTCAGATAATGTTCTTTGGCTATTGTTTTTTCGTAAGCGTAGTGCCATTGGATGCGATTATCGTTGTCGGCTTGGCCTGGGATATTACAGGATAGCAATACTTCACTGCAGGCGTCCCGAATCCATTTAAAACAGATTTGATTGTTGTCAGAGTCAAAAGGGCGTGGGGCGAAGCGCGTAAGTTTAACGATGTAGGGAGGCTTGCCGAGATCGTATTGGTTTAGGAAAGCTCGGACTAAAAGCTTTTGTGTTTTGTGGCGTTTGCTTTTTTTGGACCAATGTTCGCAGATGTTGGATTCGGAAACTAAGCGGATGGGGATTTTGATGAGCATTTCTTTTTTTTTGACTCATTTTAAGGCACTTTTTTTGAGCTAGTTTAAAAGAGCCGGCGTGGACCTTGTTGAGCGTGTTTTAATCGCTTGTAGGGGTTGCGGCCGGCCTAGATTTTGAATTTGGTGTGAAGGGATAAAAAATCTAGAATCCGAAAAACGCTTCATTTGCTCTCAGAGCTGAATTTTTAGTAAAGGTGGCCTTGGACCTGGCTTGTCTATTTTGCTTCGTCCTAGAGGCTGGAAGGTGCCAAATTTTCGATTCTGAGATCATGGTTGAGTCCGGTTAATGAACATGCTGTCGCGTTCCCATTTTGCGCCTCTTGGTGCTGGTTTGCCTTTTCTATACCTGCGTTGCATGGAGTTTTGGCAAAGTCTGCAATTGGCCATGTAGCCTCGGGCACCTTTGTTGCGGTTTAGGTTGAATTCTAGCAGAGACTTGGTTTGCCAGCAACAACGACATGTTTTGGTTTGGATTTCGAGATCGTCGGTCATTATCCTCTCTGTTTTTCGGCTTGTTTTTCATCTTGTTCTTTAGCAAATTTTCTTTTAGCCCAGATTTTCCACCATCCTTGTGTGATTCCGTCTTGTAGATAGGCTTCTGTGAGTATTTCGCCTTGTGCGAATTTCTTTTTTTGCATTGCATCGAACCAATCAAGGATCAAAAGCATGTCTTTGTGAGAATGTCGAGAAGACCATTGTTGGATGGATTGATTTTTGAGAGATGATCCATCCATGAGTTTGAACGTGGCGATACGGGCAAAGACGAGTTCGAGAAGCGATTCTTCGGACGTGTTCTCCGACGATAAAGACGAGGACGTAGACGGCTTGTTTGCCTTTTGTGAGAAAGGCGATTTCGAAGGCTGTGGCGAATGTTGATAACTCGCTTGCGAGTTATCAACATTTCCACAGCCCCTAAACGAACGTACGTCTTTTTTAAAGACGATCTCTTCGTCTTCATCCGTTGTTTGTTTTTTCCCAGGAAGATTGTCTCTCTTTTGTCTCTCTTTTGTCTCTCCTCTGGTCTCACTTTCTGTCTCACTTTCTGTCTCTCCACTTTCGTAAAATCCATTCAACAATATATTGTAGACCTGTTTTTCTCGTCTCTCTTTTTGTCTCTCTTTTTGTCTCTCCAAAATGCGCCGGCTTTGCGCCGGCACATCGCCACGTACTTTTTTATGGCTGTTCAGTCCAATGAAATGATCGATAGCATGCTCGGCTGTTGATTTAGATGTTTTTGCCTCTTTAGCTATCTCTCGAACTGATTTTTGGCATTGACCTTTCTTCAAATTTGCTTTGTTCTGATCTTCGAAGGCTGTATGCCGTAAAATAGTTATCAAAACCATTTTATAGTCATTGGAAGCTTTTTCCCACAAAACGTGTTCGAAAAGTTCTTCCGGTATTTGGGTGAATTTTTTAGCCATTGAGATCTCCTTGCGTGAATTGTGGAGATCTGCTATAACTAGAAGCAATTGTCGTAGCTTCTGCATAGCAGATCGAATGGCCCGTTTCCAGCGGGCCATTTGTTTTTATAGCCTGTTTGATTGATTTTCCGCGAGATAATCCTAAGATCATAGTCAAATTCCTTTTTTAGTTGTTGTTAAAACAAGGAATTCTTTAGAATGAGAAGTACTGAAGTTCTCTTCTTGTGAATCCCCGAAAAGCCTCGCCGACCAGCGGGGCTTTTCACTTTCAATTCTTATCATACAAAGCCTCTTTTTTCTGGCGAATTAAATCCCTCTGGGCTAAGGTGTGAGATGAGTTGCATTTTTTGCATAGCGGAGCCGGAGGCAGTGATGCTTTCGGCTTTTTGTTTTGGGAAAAAGAAGATTGTGGTACAATGGGCATACACTCACGGTCTGGTGGTTGTCCCCTAGGAATGTCCTAGGGGTTTTTTATTTAGGCGGTCTGGCATGGTGAAACGACGCTTTAGAATCTCTTCTGCAACTTCTTCTGAATCCATCCTAGCTCGTTATGGTATGGCGTCCAGAGGGCAGATTAATTGATACGGAGATGAGGGTCTGAGTACGCCAGAGCTTTTTCCTTTCCTCATCAAATATCATTTTAAGGAGCTTTGCTTTATCAGATTTCATGAGAGCAAGTTCATATTCGAGCTTATTAATTTGAGCCATCTTCTCGCGGAAGAGTTCTCCGAAGACATCTCGAATGGCGCGATTACCTTTAGAGAGATCCTCTACTTTGGTTTTGAGTTCTTCTATATACTGAGTGAGCTTACCGCGATTATCGTCATAAGCATCGGCTGATGCCTTGAATGACTGAGTGATGGCTTCTAACTGCTTTTCAGGCCCTTCGTGATAGCCATTCATGAATTCTCTGGATAGTTCCTCAATAGATATTTGAGGACGTACTGCAGTGCAAGCGGTCATACTGAACCTCCTAGGTAGGTAAATTCAACATAGGCTTGCAAAAAATTACTGTAAAGATTAAGTTGAGGTTGCATTCTCCTTTTGATGGTTGGGCCCTCCTTAACGGGAGGGCTTTTTTTTGG